ACGACGCTCGTGTCGACGCGCCTGGCTGTCTGCCGGATGGCGCGGACGGCCCGGTGGGCGCGGCCGGGCCGTCCGCGTGAGGGGATGACCACGACGACGCTCACCGGTGCCTCCGGGCCCACAGCTCGTCGCGCAGCTCGGCGACGAGGCTGAACGGCAGGACGGCGATCATCGTCGCGATCAGGAGGACGTCGACGAGGCGGTTCACGCTGCGATCGCCATGCTGCCGAGCCAGTCGGCGATCGCCGCGGCGGCGCGTTGCGCGGCGCCGGTGCGATGCGCGTAGACGAGGGACAGCGCGTGCTCGCGTTGCTGCCGAAGCTGCTCGCCATCCTCGAGGGCGCGCTCGACGATCCGGACGAGGTCCTCGGGATGGTCGACGTTCGGGCCGACGTGCGAGGCCTCCCAGAACCGGAGGCCGAGCTCGGGCCCTCGGCCCCACCAGCGGGCGTTCAGGAGCACGACGGGCCGGCCCGTGGCCGCGAACTCGTAGATCGTCGAGCTGTTGTCGCACACGTAGACATCGGCCCGGCGGCAGACGTCCTCGAAGTCGTCGACGTACTCGATCCCGAGCCGGTCGTAGTGCTTGCGGACCTGCCGCGACCAGTCGCCCTTCGGGTGGGCGTGGCCGATGACGTAGAAGCGCTCGGCGAGCGCCGGCAGGGCCGGCAGGAAGTCGCCGAACGCGGTGCCGGCGTAGCCGCTGACCGACATCGGCGCCGGCCAGTGGAAGCTGATGGCGATCGTGACGTGGCCGTCGTCCTCGCGTGCCGGCAGCGTGTCCAGGCGCGGGGATCCGACGAGCTCCACGCGATGGCCCGGGTATGCCTTCCGCCATGCCTCGGCCGGCCGCGGTCCGGGCACCAGGACGAGGGTGTTGTCGTGGCGATCGCGGCCGCCGGAGTACGAGCCGTTCGCCTCCTGGCCCGTCTGGCCGTACGTCTGCCCGATGCCGTGCTCGAGGAACGCGAACGGGCCGTAGCCGAGGCGTCGGGCCTCCTTGACGTCGCCGTACGAGGCGACCAGCGCCGGCGGCCCGTCGAAGCGCGGCTCGGGGTAGGCCGGCACGTGCGGCGGGCGCGGCTGAGGGATGGCGTCGACGCCGCGGCGGGCGGCATGGTCGACGAGCGATGGTTCCGCGAGGAAACGTCCGCGGAGCTCGTCGGGGAGCGCCAGCCAGAGCGGCGCCAGGTGGTCGATGAACTGGCGCTCGAACGCCAGGGCGTCGAGCCTCACGCTGCCGCCTCTTCGGCCACTCCCTTGCAGCGCGAGCACCCGATCCGGTAGGGCGGTGTCGCCTCCTCGGCGAGCAGCTTCTTGCAGTCGGGGCATCGGACCGACTTCGCCCGCGTCGTCTGGTCGACGAGGGCCGCGCTGGCGCCGAACTGGGTGGCCGCCGAGGCGTCGCCGCCGACCGCGACCGGGTCCACGCCGAGCGGCACCCAGTTGGCCGGCCGGTAATAGGTCTCGCCGAGGCCGTCGGGCAGCGGATCCATGTTCTCCCGCCGCCGCCACTCGTTGTCGTTGAGGGCGCCGTGCTCCCACTGCACGGCGTACGCGTCGGCGCGAGCCTTGGGGTCACCGCGCAGGTAGGCGTCGGTCAGGAACTCGACGAACAGCTGGTCGTCCTGGATGACCTGCAGCTGGACGGCCTGCTCGAACGCCTCGAACGCCGGGACCATGGTCCGCTTGATGAACTTGCGCGACTCCTGGTCCTCGTCCTCCTTCGACTCGGGGTCGTTGAGCATCCCGCTCGACATCTCGAAGCCCGCGGCGAGCTCGCGCTTCTGGAACAGCCGCGACTCGAGGAACTGGGCGTCCTCGGGCGGGAAGCCGATCGGCGTGACCTGGAGGCCCTCCTCGAGCACGACAGTCTTGCCGGCCTGGCCAGCGCCGCGCAGGTCGTCCATCTGCTTGCCCAGGCGCTCGATCGCGGGCTTGGACAGCGACGACGGGTGGGAGAGCACGACGCCCGGGCGCGCGTTGTTGTCGAAGACGGCCTCGCCGAACGTCTCGGCCTTCCGGTAGAGCCCCATGGCGCGCCGCATCATCGTGACCGGCGCCAGGCCGACGAGGCCGTCGGTCGAGAGCGCCATGAGGTGCAGGACGCGTGCCGGGTCGAGCGCCTGGCGCCCCTGCGTCGGGTGGAGGTAGTCGTACGCCTTGCGGCCGTTCCGGTCCCAGTACACCTCGATCCGGTCGGGACGGATCGGCCACAGCTCGACCGAGCCGTCGCCCAGTCGGACGATGTCCGAGAAGTGGTTGCCCCAGGTCTCGATGTGCGTCTTCGCGACCTGCTTCCAGGTGAACGCCGACATGTCCGGGTTGGCCTGGATGGCGAAGGTCCGCCACAGCGGGTGATCCTCGGCCCGGGACCTCGAGCCGTCGGCGCCCTTGCGGTACAGGATCGTCGGGATCGCCGCGAACGTCTTCGCCTTGATCTGGACGCACTGGTAGGCCGTGAGGACCGTCGCCATGCCCTGCCCGGGCGTGATCGTGAGCCCGCGGATGCCACGGAGGTCCTCGAGCGTCGTGTACGTCGCCCCGGCGTACGTCGGCGAGAACCCGATGGCCTCCTGGTCGATCGCCTTCGTGGCGCGCGGTGCGATCAGCGTCTTCATCTGGGACCTCCCTCGGCCCGATCGGGCATGACCGCGTAGGCGATGAGCAGACATCCGGGCACCGCGAGCGCGGCCCCGGGACCGAGGAGAGCGATGGGTGGCAGGCCGATGGCGAGGCCGATCGACAGCGCGAGCAGGCCTGCGATCGCGAGGATCGTGTTGGAGTCGATCGAGGAGCGCTTCATCCGAAGCTCACCAGCCCCTCGGTCTCGTACTTCGAGGGGGCCGGCGCCTCGTGGCGGAGCGCCTGGTCGTAGGCGAGCGCCAGGGCCACCGCGGCGTCGATCTTCGAGCGGGACTTGCCCTTGTCGAGCATGAAGCCGCGCTCGCTGTACCGGGGCACGGCGGAGAGCACGTGCGCTGCGAGTACTCGATCGCCGTCGTGGGTGATCTGGCCCCGGTTGATCGCCTCGAACAGCGAGCCGTAGGCCGCGGTCATGTGCTCGACCGACTGCGGGACCTCCACCATCGGCAGCCCCTCGTCGGCGAGCATCTTCGCCGGCACGTCGAAGAACCGTGGGTCGAAGCTCACGGTCTCGACGTCGTAGCGCGCCGCCTGGTCGCGGACGAACTGCATCACGTCGGTGAGGTCGATCGGCTTGTCGGCGGCGGGGACCCAGACCTTCGACGTCGCGTGGTAGCGCCCATCGGGCCGGCGCTGCATGACGACCGCGGCCGACGTGTCGCGCTTGATCGCCAGGTCGAGCCCGATCCACGTCCGGGCCTTCTCGGCGAGCTCGTAGGGCGCCTTCGCGTCCGCCCACAGGCGATCGCCGTCGGGCCCGAGCCAGACGTCGTCCTCACGCTGCGGCCGATTGCACACGAACCGCAGCCAGTGGTGGCGCGTCATCGTCGGCGAGGCATGCTTCTCGGCCAGCATCCGGACTGTGATGCCGCGGAACGGGTTCGCCGCCTTGACGATCTTCATGTCGTCGACGTCGGCGCCCTCGGGAACCGCCCACTCGTGGAGAACGACGCGGTCGGTCGTGTACCTGGTGAACGAGCCCTTGCTGCGCGTCACGGTTGCCCGCTCGCGGATCCGGGCCAGCGTCTCCTCGAAGTCCGAGCCTGGCTCGCCTCGGGTGGAGATCACCGCGATCTGCCCGTCGCGCTTGGCGAGCTTGCCCGCCCAGGTGCGGTACAGCGCGAGGTTGGGCAGGCGATGGGGCTCGTCGATCACGGCCAGGGTGGGAAGGATCCCGTCGCCTGTCCGGTCGTCCGCCGCGAACACCTGGATCCGCCCACCCGCGTGGTGGTTGATCCGTCGGTAGCCCTCGAGGCAGGTGAAGCGGGGCACGTGTGTCTTCTGCTTGCCCTTCGCCGCCTGGATCGGCGAGTGGACCGAGGCGTGGAGCCGTTCGCTCCGGATGACGAAGCCCTCAGCCTGGCGGTACAGGATCTCGGCCTGCTCGCGTGACGCGGCAGCGACCGGGACCGCGGCGAAGGGCCGGAACTCCGTGTGGTAGAGGGCGAGGCCGGCGAGCGTCGTCGTCTTCGTGTTGCCCTCGCCGATGAGCAGCCAGGCCTCGGCGAACCCCGCGAACAGGTCCTCCGCGAACCACTCCTGGAAGTGGTCCAGGCGCCAGCTCTCGCCCGTGTCGAGGATCAGGTCGCGAGTCCAGGCGCGGAAGTGCGGCAGCGTGAACGGACGCAGGACCCGGGGGCGCCGCTTCGGGGTGGGGGCAGGGGCGACGGGCGCGGCAGCCAGCGGCATCGGGAGCGCGATGGTGGGAGCGGACGCCAGTGCCACCGGTCAGCGGGCTGGACAGGCCGGTCGACGGCGGGGTGCCGGGCCCGCCGTCCCTGAC